CCATCCGACATTCGATAGTGTTGGGTTGCTTCCAGAAATACCCGCAAAGTTGGTATTGAAAAACAGGTTTTGTTCGGCGTACTTCACCAGCCCGCTGCTGTTGATGAAGGTGGCGTTGGTACTGCGCGTGAACGTCAGGCGCGGGTCGAGGACGCCCGTGGTGAAGTCCAGCGAGAGCGTGGAGCCGTCGCCGCCCTCCACCGGGAGCGTGCGCTGCCGACAACGCTCGACCGGGTCAGAGCCGAGCAGCCATGTCCGGTTGCGTGCGTGCATCAGATGAACCCGATGAGGGCGTTGGCGGTCGGGGTGCTGGACGCGGTCATGGCGATCTCGACCAGTTCCGCGCCACACAGATCGACGATGATGAACCCGCCGTACACAGCAGCGATGTTGCCGTTGTAGACCTTGCAGTCACCGAAGTTCTTGACGTAGGTAAGGCCGAGGAACTGGTTTGCGCCGTTGACCGATGTCGTGGTAGCACCAGCGGTAACGGTGCAGGTCGTCAGCAACTGCGGACGCCAGAAACCGTCGTCGCCACGGTTCCAGCCGATGACGTGCAGGACGACAGATCCACCAGACGCGCTTGACGCCGTCTGGATCTTGGCGTAGTTCAGGCGCGCGCCGAGGACAATCCGCGCGGTCGCCCCTGACGTGGTGGTCACGGGCGTCGTCGTCGTACCATTGCGAACCGTAAGCGAGGACGGAAGGGTCAGGTTGGACGGAGATGCCACCTCCATAGGGGCAGTCAGCGTCCGGGTGGCGGTGATCGTGGGATTCAGTCCAATGAGGCTCATGGTCGTTCCTTACGAGGGATTCTGCACTGGGTTGAGGATGATGAAGCCCGGGCCGTTCCGCGTTCCGGAACGCCACAGGTTCGGCTGTACCTGACCGAAATGGCTCTGCACCATTCCGTCCTTCTGCTTGGCCGCGCCGAAGATCGGGCCAGCCTCGATCTCCGCGAACCGCTGGCTCTGCTGCCCGTCCTCGTATGCCTCCGCGACGGCGCGGACATACGAGATGAGCGTTGCCTCGACGTGCTTCGGAATCGAGATGACCTCCGAGGTCGCCGTCGAACTGGTGACCGACTGCCACCCGGTTCGGTACAGAACCTTCAGCGACTCCGCGCTCGTCGGCGTCGGATACAACTCCAGACGGAACGACTGCGTCGGGGAAAGCGTGGTCGGAAGCACCGTCTTGACGTAGGCACGCCACGTCAGGTCCGGGAAGTTGGTCTGCCGTGCCGTCTCGACCTCCTCCGGAGACTGGATCCACAGGGGTTGATCCTGCTTCCAGACCTGCGTCAGTTCAGCGAAGTCGGACGGAAGCGTGACGTAGGACTGCGACACGACCGTCGTGACGGTCGAGGTTGCCTCGCGGAACTTCCACGGGTGGGTGAACAGATGCTCCCCTGCGGTGTTGATGATCTCCGCCTGACGTTCCGCAACGGTCTGCCCGGAGGCCGTCGAAGGACGACCGCCGATGGCAAGCAGAACGTGGTTCTTCAGATCGCCGTAGGTAAGCATGGGTAATTCCACTGGCCGGGTTTCCCCGGCCAGTGGTGAATGTTTATGTCAACTCACTGGATGTCGCGCTGGAACCAAAGGCCGCTGTTCACAAGCACGTTGATAAGCGAGGACGATCCGGCCGTCACCGAACCAAGAGAAATCGCTGCCGGATAAACAGTCGTCGTTCCCGCTGCGTTTCCGAACAGTCCGGCGTCATCTTCCGGAGCCAGCGGAGTACCGATGCCAACGTCTGTGGTGGTCGCATAGACGGTCGCCTTGACCACGCCACCGAACTGAACCTCGACAGCAGTGTCGTCCGCGCCTGCATTGGCAAGCAGGCTGGTGACGACGCCGATGTAGCCGCACTGGTCGTTCACATTGCCGTCAGCCTTGACGACGGACGCGAACGGCGTCGCGGAGTAACTGGTAACCGTCTCCAGAGCCGGATAAACGACTTCGGTGTGAGAGAACGAGGTGATGACAACGTCACCGACAGCGAGTGCGCTGCCCTGACGGTTGATGCACGCCACCTTCGTGCCGACAGGCTGAAGGCCGATGGGGCCGTTGTTGGGAGAGAAAATCATTGTGTGTGTCCTTCCTTGTGTGGTAGAGGGGGCGGGATCGCTCCCGCCCCCGTTGCTTCATCAGGTGGTCTTGACCGGGGCGACGATGCCGTGACGCTGGCGGCTGTTGCAGAACAGGTTCCACCAGCAATCGACGGGCTGCACCCAAGTGAACGGCTGGTTCGGGTGACGCATCACGTCGTGCTTCTTCATGTAGCGGGTGCTGTGGAAGATCGGCGTGAGGTACTGGCCGTTGACGAACCAGAAGCGCGGCCCCTTGTCGATGGTATTGGTCGCAGTCTCCGACAGCGTAACGGTCGTGGACAGCGTTGCGCCGTCACGACCGGACTTGTCGTCGTTGACCGAAGAGCCAGCCGCAGGGAAGATCGCCGCGTCATCGAGGTTCGAGCAGTACTCGACCGGGATGCCCGAGAACGTCGGGGTGTTGTAGGCGCTGTCCTGCGGGCTGGCGAGCATGTCGTTCGACTCGCGAAGCGCACGCTTGTACAGGTTGACGCCGAGACGGGACGCGAGGATCATCTGGCGCTGGAAGTTCGTCTCCTCGAAGTACTGACGCTGGGTCAGGGGAGCCTTGAACTGCACCTTCAGGTACATCTCGTCCATCGCGGGGAAAAGACCGCCGACCTGACGGGTTCCGGCGTTGTGGTTGGTGAACGTCTTCGACGTGGGCGCAGCGTTCTGGTCGAGCGCACGGTCATAGAACGAAATCTGGTTCGACCAACGGGCGTCCGTGGTGGGGTTGATGCCGAGGACGTTCGTCCATCCGGTCGGAGCGCCACCGCGCTCACCGAAGGTGGTGACGCTGTTGATGATCTCGGTGATGAACGCGGGGAGTCCGTAAGGCTCCTTGCCGCCCGTCTCCATGTTGCCGTAGTTGCCGATGTACGGCGCCCACAGGTCGTTCTCCATGCCGTTCAGCATGGAAGTCCACATGCGCATCTCCTTGATGCGCTTGAGGCGCTTGTACATGACCTTGGCGTCGCCGTCGTTGAGTTCGACCTCCTGATCCGTCCACGACATGTAGTCCATCGAGAAACGCCACGGCGCGGTCAGCGTGTCGGTGACCTGCGGGTTCGTCCAAGTGAACGTGTCGTTGGGCTGGTACTTCTGGTAGGTCGAGGCGTCGTCGAAGACGATCACGTCCTTGATGGACGTACCGCCCTGAACCAGCGTCTCGCTGGCCTTCTCCTTGAGAAGACGGGAGAGGACGTAGTTGTTCTTGACGGCCTCGTTGATGACGGCATCGGCGGACTTCAGGTACGCAGGCCCGGTGGACTGCATGAAGTCGTTGAACTGGGTGATCGAAGGCATGTGCCTTGCTCCTTACTTTCTGTTGACGGTGCGCCTCGTCGAGATCGCACCGGACATGATCTGGTCAAGGATCTCGTCGTCCGCGTCGCGCGGCGGCGGCTTCACCGGGGCCGGGGCGCTCCTTGGAGCGGTCGGCTGGCTGGCGCGCACGTTCGGCGGCGCTGACGGCTTCGATCCAACGATGGCCGAGTAGGCGGCTGCGGCGAGTTCGTCGACGCTTGCGTACCCACCCGGCTTCGCAGCCCCGAGTTCCGACATCTTCGCGAGGACCGCGTCGTACGCGGGAGACTTGCTCCCGTACTGCACGCGGAGCGATACATCGGCTGCACGGGCCTGCGCAAGCAGCAGTTGCTCCTGCATCTGCGCCTGCTGCTGCTGGAAGGCCATGCGGACGGGACTGACGACATCGTCGCCGTACACCGCCGCCATCTGCGCGAAGGGATCAGCCGCCGCAGGCGTCTCCGCCGGGGCAGGCGTGTTGTCCTGCACCACCGGATTCTGCTGCGCGCCCTTCGACACATGCTCCTCCAACTGCTTCAGTCGACCGCCGTACGAGTCAACGTCCTTCTGCCGCTTCGCCGCAGCCTCCACCCACTTGGAGAGGAGTTCGGGAGAAGCCGAGGAAATCACCTCGTCGGGCACGCCGTCCCTCTTCAGGACTTTCGCGGCCGCTTCACGGTCGAATGACGGGGCATCGGCATCCTTCGCCTGCGGAGAGGGCGGCGCGGACGAATCCACGTCGGCCTCCCCATCATGCTCGGTGTCGATGCTGTCGAGCAGCCTCGCCAGAACGGCATCATCGTCATCGGAGTTGGCCTCGACGGCTTCCGTGACCTGCGCGGTGTCCTGCACGACCTGCTCCACCGCCCCATCGGACGGTGTGTCGGCCTGCACGATGGGTTCAGCAATGCTGTCCATGTTCAGTCCTCTGCCCTGACGTAGCCGTGTCGGGACGCTACGTTGCGTTCCTCACGGCGACTTCGGATGATCGGGTGTCCCTGTGCGTCGCACTGCACTCCGGCGAGGTTTCGCGGAAGCGAGCGGCTGACGTAGGGGTATGTTCCGGTGGTGAAGTTCGGGCTGATCTGCGTTCCGCTCGGGACGCGGGTCACGGTGCCGAACATGGGATGCTCGTAGGTCGAGCCGATCGCTGGCACCTCGCTCATGGCGAAGACGCACTCGATGATCCGGCCTTCCTTCGTCTCGAACTCGTACGCTGGCATCACATCCTCGCTGCTGCACCTGCGATCGCCGCCTGCGCCCGCGCAGGCACCACCTGTGGCTCACCCGTAGGAGAGACGGCAGGCGCTTCGCCGCCAACACCCCCCTCCGCCATTTTCCCGGACGGTGGAGCCGACATCGCCTGCTGGACCTGCTGAAGGACGGACTCGTCGATGAAGTCCTGCAACTGCGGAACGTTCTGCGCGTCGCCGAGGAACGACATGAGGTCGCGCCACCGCACCCACGGCATGGACGGCATGGCCTGCGCCGCGGTCGTGACCACCTGAAACGTCTCCACGGCGCGCTTCTGGGACAGCAACTCGCTGGTGCGCTCCATGCTGTAGGCGTCCACGTCGATCTGCATGTCGTCCCAGTCCCCGACCTTCAGCCCACCGACGAAGACCGGATCCTGAATCCCGGCGGAACGGGCATCCTCGCCTCCGACCGGGAACGTGATCTTCCCGTCGTGGAACATGTACCAGCCGACGTTCCTGAACACCGTGTCCACGGAGTCCTGAAAGGCCCGCTTCAGGTGCGCGATCCGCATGGTGCTGGCGGACTCGGCCACCGCAACCTCCGTCGCGCTCGCCGACCCGGCGATGTTGCCGCGCATGGCGTCCGACATGCCCAAGGCCCGGTCGAGCCGTTCCTTGGCCGTCTCCACCGACTGGATGTGCTGGTTCGTGCTGCCGCCGACCTCGACCGGGAGCAGGCTCCTCGCGTCGAGTCCCTTCTCCGCGAACACGAACATGTCCGGGGCATTCACCACGTCCTGAAGGAACTTGGGGTTGGCCGCATCGCCGACAAGCATCCGCTTGTACCGCTTCTGGTTCTCCTGCTGGCTCTTTGCCATGTCGTTGCAGTACTCGATCTGGTCGCGGCAGGCGACGATCGGGGAGAGCGGGTAGGGGTCGTTCGGGACGCTGAACGCGCCGAAGATCGTGTACGGGCCTGACTGCGGGCCGTAGTAGGGAAGCGGCCTGCGGATGAACTCGCACTTGCAGTCGCCGCTCCCGCCTTGGTACTTCGCGACCGTGTAGATCGTCCCGTTGAAGAGCGACTGGTCCATCGCCTCGTCGACGAGTTCCGCCGCGGCCTCGTCCAGTTCGGGAACCCATATCTCGTAGATCGCCAGTTCCCGGCGCTCTGGAACGTCGCGGCTGTCTCGCAGTTCGTCCACCCCGTTGTTCGTAGCCAGAGCCTCGATCGCCTCGCGGTTCCACGTCTCGTCCGTCTCGGCGCGGCGCAGGAGGTCTTCCTTGTCGCACACCCAGACGTGGCCCATGAAGCGGGCCTCCTCCCAGTGCATCGCCGCGGGGTCCATGATGAACCGCTCCGGGTCGATTCGGTAGACGCGCGGCAGGTACGGTCCTTCACCGTCCCACCTCCGGTCGCCGCTGCGAGGCTCGTTCACCGTCAGCGCCACGCCCCATCCCATCAGCATGTCGGTCGCCACGCGCTCGATGGTCGCGCGCAGGCGGGTCATGCGCGACCAGCGGTTCAGTGCCGCCCTGATCGCGACGCACGCCGTGCGCTGCACCTGCGGCCTCGCGCTCGTGACGCGCACCTTCGGGTTGTCGTGGATGATGCGGGGAAGCACCATGCTGACGTACGCATGGACCGCGTTCTCCGGGTGGTCCGATCCGTACCCGTCGCGGTATCCCTGCCCGCAGAACCACTCGCGCAGTTCCTTGGGGGTCGCCATGTGCTGGTCGCGGAACCACTCCGCACGGTCGATCTCGTCGCGGATCGCCGCGATGTTGCTGAAGTCAAGCATGGCTCCTCACCCTTCCTGCCTTTTCGCGCTCCAACTGGTCGCGCATCGACGCGATGCGGGCCTCCAGCGCACGGACGGACGCCTCAAGCGACGTGATGCGCGACGACTCGCCCGCCGCGGCACGGGGAGCCTGATCGCCCCCGGCGCACATCGACGCGACGCGGGCCGAAACCTTCTCGGACTCGATCGGGTCAAGGTCGATCTTGACGCCCGACGAGAGATGGACCCGCAGACGCCCGCCCACGTCGTCGATCTGGTCGATGGACTCGACGGGAAACCACGTCTGGCGGATCCGGAGGAACATCAGCGGCCCTTCCGCCCGGCCTTCTTGGCCGTCTTGCGCGCCCGTGCGGGGAGCGACTTCATGGACTTGGTCTTGTGCGCCATCTCCCGTGCGATGCGCGGGTGCTGCGCGAACATGTAGCCCTGCTGGGCCTTGGACTTGAACGGCATGTCAGCGGCCCTTCGCCTTCTTCATCGGCTTGCCGGACTTCTTGGCGTACTCCATCGCCTCCATCTTGCCCTTCGCGGTGTACGGGAACTTCTTCTTTCCGACCTTCGGCATCACTTGCTCCTCTTCCAGCCGCTCGTCATGGCGGCGTAAGACTTCGCGCTGACGGTTGACTTGGACTTGGGGCGCGAGATCCCAAGTTTGCGACGCTTGTTGATGTTCCCGACCAGCGAATTAGCCATTGGACTTGATCTCGTTCAGCATCTTGTCGAACAACTCCTGATGCTGCTTCGGAACGCGGGAATAGATGTCGAGCATCCTCTGGTGAAGGTCGATCTGCTCCGGCTCCATTCCCTTCCTCGGGCCTTTTCCGGAGAGAGCGCGGGCAGTCGGATCACGAAGCAGACGATCTTCCTTCTCGGGCTTCGGGAACACGATCTTCTCAAGATCGGCGTACTCCTGAACCAGTTTCTTGAAGTCCTCGAACGGCATCGCCGCGCTCGACACGCCCTTCGCGATGTTTCCGGCGGCGGATACTGGCTCGGAACGAATCGCTCCCTTGATGTTCTTGGTGTCCATGTCAGCAACCCCATCGCTTTCTCGCGGCCATGCCGCGCTCACCCTTCCACGACCGACTGCGCGCGCAGAAGGACTTGTGGCGCGGGTTGTCCTTGTCCTTGGTCGGAGCCTGCAACTTGCTGCCAGTCTCGCGGTTGTACTTCGCCCGTCCCTTGGCGGTCAGGCCAGCGCCCTGCGACACGGGCAACTTCTCGCCCCTGCCGACCGACAGGCTCGGCCCCTTCTTCCTCTTCGCCATCAGTCGCTTCCTTCCTTGCGCATCCCGCAGTCCTCGTCGTCCTCCACGACCGGGAGGAACGACCAGACCGGGGTCGATTCCCCGACGTACGCGGCCACGATGTTGCACTCCAGATGCTCGACCGCCTCGTCGTAGTCCAGTCCCTTGTCGTTGACAAGCACCTGCACCACCCTCGCCGTGTCGTACACGACGCGGTACGCGCCAGTCGACAGGTCGCGGGTGATGCCGATGACGGCGTCATCAAGCCCGTCCGCGAACAGGGCCGTCACCTCGTTCTCGTCGATCCACTGCCTGACGCGGTCAGCGTTGCAAATCATCATCGGTGAACCTCCCAGTGCCGGAGCAGGTCGCCTGCCGTCCCGGGAGCGTAATCAACCTGCTCCGTGCCGGGAACAGGTGCATCATCCAAGGCCATCCACGCCAACGCAAGCGCAATCACCCTGTCGCCGTGGTTCTCCCGCGCACCCGTGCTCTCGTCCCGCAGCCGACCGGGGATCACGCGCCCGTTCCCGTCGAGGACGTACGCCAGCATCTCGTCGAGCGTCCCAGTGCAGGGAACCACGATCTCGCCCTGCTGCACCGCACGCGACAGGTTGCCCAAGAGGAGCCGCTTCGACTGCTCCCCGCTCACCCACCCGACCCTGTCCACGATCCCGTGCGTCGTCTTACCCTCCC